ACGGCACGCGGGCCCAGGCTCCGTACGAGCGGATCACCGAGGAAGAGTTCGACACCTACGAGGTGACGTCCGTCGAGGACAGCACCGACGAGGACTGCGCGACCGGCGCCTGCCCGGTCCGCTGACCGCATGACGAAGACCCCCTGGCCTCACGGCTGGGGGGTCTTTCGTCGTTTCAGGGGTTGTGCATGAACGTGCGCCACGGGCGGGTGATGACCTCGGCGAACGAGTGGTGCGAGGGGTTCTGGCCTGAGTGCTTGAGCGCCCATGACTGGGGCTCGTACCACGCAGGGTCCTCCTCCGACGCCTCGCCGCAGACCGCGCACTTGAGCTGGTAGGTGGTCGGTGCTGCGTCCGGCTCCCGGTCGGGGGTGAGGGTCCACTGCTCGTGCCGGATGAGTGCTTTCACAGGCCGGACCTCGACGTGTCGTTCCGTGCCGCCAGGTGCAGGCTCAACTGCTCGCGCGAGGTGAGTGGGCGCACCTGCTTGGCGTCCCACTCCCTGCCTCCGCTGACGGCGCGGAGCTGAAGGCGTCCTCCCAGGTGTCCCATGACTACGCCTGGCACGTCTCGCTTGGTGTCCCACACCGTGGAGCCGAGCTCGTAGTCCTCCGGCTTCAGGGTTGCTTGTTCTCTGTCCGTCGTGGCCATGATCCGACGGTACGAGCGCGGCCCGTGCCAGCCCAGACACGCAGCGTGGTAGTTCCCTGACTGATCGCCAGGAACTACTACGCCGCATGGTAGTTACCCCGCGACGCCCAGGTGGACGGCCATGTCGCGCATGTCCTGGGTCAGGGTCCGCTTGCGGTGGCCGAGGATGTCCCGCATGACGTGACGGGCCATGCCCTGGTGTGTCAGCCACTCCGAAGCCTCGGCCTTGACGCCGATGAGCTCGCCCATGGCGTCCTGGTGCGAGCCGAGCAGGACGTGGGCCCGCGCGACGTCGAGGCGGTGCCTCGCCCAGTTGTTGCGGCTCGGTCGGCCCAGCTTCTTCAGCCCCTTCGTCCCTACCGGGCCGTCGTCGGCACGGCTGAGCACTCCGCGGGCGTCCCCGATCAGGGACAGGTCTTCGATCCGCTTCGTCTCCGCAGTGACGGGCCCGAACGAGGACCAGTGCTCGCGGAAGTTGGTGTGCTCGGCGTCCAGTCCGCTGGCTGCCTGCGCAGCCATGCGCCGGGCCTCCTTGGCGACGTCGGGGCGGTTGTTCCGTATGGCGGCGGAGGCTACACGCTGGTGCAGCTCACCCCACACTGCCAGTTCGCCCGGCTTGGCGGTGGACATGCGAGGCTCGACCTCTTGCGCGGTGGTGGCGGCCAGTTGCTCGGCCTCATCGAAGCGGTCCTGCCGGAGGAGCAGCCAGCCCATGCCGACGATGCCGGTCGCGGCGAGCTGAACCTGTCCGGCCTCGCGTGCGTCGAGGATGGCCCGCGAGAGCGCGTGGTAGGCCATGTCGTAGCGGCGGACCTGGGTGAGGTACTTGCCTGCCAACAGGAAGGCGCCTGCGCGGGTGATGACGGCCCGTTGCCGGGCCTCCCCTTCGCTCAGGGCGACGGCTGTCTCGGAGGCCCGGAGAATGCCGGGCAGGGCCCGCGCGACGGAGTCGTAGCGGTCGGCGTGGTAGAGGCTGTGCGAGTCGTCGATGTCCCGCTGGATGGAGACGAGGTCTCGGATCTCGGTGGGCTCGGTCAGCACGGAGGACAGTCCGACGGGCGGCATGAGTGCACGGCGCAGCTCGGTCAGCTTGGGGCCGTCGCCCTCGGCTTCGACCACGGGAGCCGGCGCCTCGGAGGCGAACAGGCTGGAGGTCGTGGTGTTGAGAGCTCTCGCCAGTGCATGGATTGTCTCGACTGAGACGGTGCCACCTTGCTCGACCTTGCGGACTGTGCCAGGTGAGAGCTCGGCCTCCTCGGCCAGCCTCTCCTGGGTCCACCCCGCTCGGCGTCGATGGCTTCGAACGTTCTCTTGGAGCGACATCGAATCACCTCCCGTTCAGGGTACGCCCCTTGGCGGTACGGGAAGGCGGGCATGACGAAGGCCCCCGCCTTGTGGGGCAGGGGCCTTCCGTGGTCCGGATCAGGCGTTCTGCTTGGCGCCGATCTCGAACTCGAAACCTGAAGCGGTTCCGCGAATTCCCTTGGTGGAGGGAGTTCGCTCGCGTACTTCAGTTTTCACTACATCCTCCGGGGAATCGTCGATCACACCGTAAATTTTCATGGGAGGCAGAGTGTAGTCAACAGGTGTTGCGGCCCCCTCGTACGGGGCCAGCTCCTCCAGCGCTGCGGCGTACATGCCCTCCATGAACCATCGGCGACCGAGCCGGTAGAAGAATCCCCAGCCCTTCCCGCCCATGCGCTCGTCACGGTCGTAGTCGTGCCATCCCTTGTCGTGGCGCAGCTTCTCCAGCAGCATCTCGAAGCACGGCCGGTCCTCCGCCTTCGGCTTCCGTCCTCCTGCCAGGATGCCTTCGACTCGGCCCCACTGCTCGTCGGAGACCCCGAGCGGGATGCTGATCTTGTTCTCCCGGTGCCACTCCAGCATCGGGTCCTTGCTGCCACCCGCCCGGCCGGACTTGCTCTCGCCGACGATGTCGACCCGGACCCGAAGCAGTTCCAAGATCCGCTTCTTCTCCATGGTGCCGAGATCCTGGACGTTCTCGCCGATCCGGTCGATGACCGAGCGCATGCCCTGCGCCTTCTCCTCCTTCTGCTCGGCCTCCTCCAGCCACTCCGCGATGCGCTCCTGCTCCTGACGGAGCTCCTTCATCTTGGAAGCGATCCCCTCCTTCAGGTCGTCGACCAGCTTCTGGTCCTCCTCGTCGTCCTCGTCGAGGGCAGCGACCAGGAGCGCGATCTTCTTGCGCTTGGTGGCCTGGAGTTTGTTCAGCTCGGCGTCGATCTCTTGCAGGCGGGCCCGGTAGGACTCCGCGCGGTCGGGAACGGAGCCCAGCCACTCGTCGACGAGCCCCATGATCTCGTCGGGGTCGGACAGGAGCTTGGCGACCTCGTCCCAGACGTACTTTTCGGTGTCCTTGGCGGGTATCTGCTTGCAGGTGTGGCCCTCGGCGATGGTGGCCTGGTTCGAGCACCGGTAGACGACGTCACCCTGGTCGGCGCGGGCCGCACCGTACCGGGAGTGCCCGCACTCGCTCATCAGGTGCCCGGAGAGCAGGTGACTGCTGTATCCGGTCCGGGGGGTGCCCTTCATGCCCTCCAGGGCGGCTTCCAGGGCCTTGCGGCGGGCCTCGTCCTCGAAGAGCGGGGGCAGCTCCAGTCGGTAGGAGGTGGTGACCTCCTCGCCGTCCTCGTTCATGCCGGAGAAGGAGAAGTCGACGTATCCGCGGACGGCCAGGCGCATACGGAGGATCAGGTTGTTGCCCTCCCAGAGTTTGCCCGTGCGGGTCCGGTGGCCGGCCTCGTTCATCTTCTTGGCGGCCTCGCGTCGGGCCAGCTTCTTGTCGAGGGCCAGCTCGGCGAACAGCTTGATCTGTTCGAGCTCGGCCGGGTTGACGACGGGCTCACCCTCGTCGTCGAGCATGTATCCGTACGGCGGGGTGCCGCTGGCCCACCCTCCCCCGGAGATCTTCTTGATCCGGCCACCCATCGTGCGCTCCAGGATCAACGCGTGCTCGACCTCGGCCATGTACGCCAGGAGGGAGAGCTGAATCCCGAACATGTCGTCCTGGGAGTCGATGCGTCCATCCGCGGTGGCGACGCGGACGCCGAAGTCGGTGACGTCGTAGACCCAGCGGTGGATGTTGCGCATCGTGCGGCCGATGCGGTCCAGCTTGGCGAAGACGACGACGTCGATGAGTCCGGCCTCGATGTCGGCCGTCAGGCGGTCCAGATCCTCGCGGTGTGCAAGTTTGCCGGACACTCCCCCGTCGCAGTAGACGTCCACGATGGTGTGCGGGGTGTTCTTCAGTTGGTAGCCGATCCATGCACGGCACCGCTCGTCTTGCACGTCGAGGCCGTAGCCGTCGAGCTGCTTGGACGTGGATACGCGCAGGTAGATGGCTACGCGGAGCACCTTGCGCTGTCGCGGCAGTGCCTTCTTGCTCATGGGTGGTTCCCTCTCATGACTGCATCTGGATACGTCGAAGCCCCCCGAATCGTGAGACTCGGGGGGCGTGGGGGCCGTGTGTAACTGTACCTACTTCAGTCCTTTCGCGCCATCGGTCCCAGCAGAATGCGGGCGAGGCGTTCCCGCTCGGCGGGGGTCCACTTGGTCCGGCGCCACTCGACGCTCACGATGGGGCTCTCGCTCACGGCGCCACCCGCCCGTTCCTGTTGAAGGCGGCGTAGGTGAGGGGCATTTGCTCGGCGAGGTGGTCTTCCATCCGCTCGGCGACCATCTCGATCTCGCGCTGGGGGAAGCTGGGCTGGGCGGCGACCGCGCTCTGCGTACGCAGTCCGAGGAAGTGCATCAGGCTGCGTGCGTTGCACGTCACGTAGTAGGAGGTGAAGATCCCCACCGGCAGCACCATGCGGGCTACCTCGCGGGCGATGCCCGCGTCGAGCATGCCCTGGTAGGCGCCGTACGCCTCGGTGTAGGCGCTGGTCATGTAGGCGGACATGCAGTCGTACTGGCCGGCGTTGCCAGGCTCGAAGACGTAGGCGCCGGGCTTGCCCACCTGCACCAGGTTGCGCCCCTGGTCGGGGACGTAGAAGACGGGCGCCAGTTCCTTGTAGCGTCCGCTCTCCTCGTTGTACGAGTGGCCGGCGCGGTGACGCATGTGCTCGCGGGCCACGAACAGCGGGGCCT